TGTAATTGTAAAATTTTCTTTCCAAGCTCTCAGAGAAGTGATTTCTCGATTTCACAAATTACGTGACGTGATTTGTCAGGTATGGACCCAAAATCTATTACCGATCTTTTAGTCTCGACATTGCAAAAACAATGTAGTGATGAGACGACTGCCATAGGAAAAGCTTTTTCCGACAATGGTTTGCAACTCATCGAAAGGGCGTTGCCTAAGCACCAAGGTGAGAAGCTTTATGTGAGTTTTCAACTCACGGCCGATCAACAGGCTCTTTTGCGTCGGAATTTCCCGGGACGGGACATTCACTTCGCGAATTCAGATTCCTCTAGTCATAGTTTTGCCGCAGCACATAGATTACTAGAAACAGATTATATTTATAAGTGTTTCGGTACATCGACAGAACCGATAATTGACTTAGGTGGTAATTTTGTTTCACACATTAAGAGACAGAGGTACAACGTTCATTCATGTTGTCCTCTACTCGACGATAGAGATGGTGCTCGATTCACAGAGCGGTTTATGTCGTTGAAAACGTACATGAACACACATCCGAAGGAATGTTGTGAGGCGGATTACTGTCAAAATAGGTTCGAGTGTTGTGAGAGATCTGCGCAGTACGTGATGTCTGTGCATTCTACGAGTGATCTCGATTTGAGAGTGCTCTGCAAAGCTTTGGCCGTTAAAGGGACGAAAAAGATGATCATGTCTATAATGATGGATCCAAACATGTTGATCCGAGACACTGGTTTTCTCCCGAATTTTAACGTGCAATGGGAAATCGATCATACCACCGATGAGGTGACGTTTGATTTTGTGGATGCCCCTTGTTTGGGGTACAAACACAAATTCTCAGTACTGAAACAGTACTTGACTACGAATGCAGTAGTCGTAGGTAAGACGAAGGCTTACCGAATAGAGCGAAAGTCCGATTTTGGAGGTGTGTTCATTGTGGACATAACCGAAGTCGCTGGATATCATCCAGGTATGCCTGTGGGGACCGCTAGGTCTTGTGCTTGGATGAACCTTCTGAAGAATAAAACCATTGTTCATACAGTTGAGGGCGTCGAACATTGGTATTTCGATGTCGAACGTAGAAGTAAGGTCTTAGTTGATACGAAAGTATTGACGAAGGTTTTGGAAGCCTCTTTTAGGCAATACAAACCGACGACCGAACCCAGAAATATGATTCAAACGATTGCGACGATGCTCTCGTCTTCAACCAATTACACCATTATTAATGGTGTGACGTTGCAGGCAGGCGAAAGTCTGCAGTTTGATGACTATATTGCTGTGGCTACTACTATCTACGTGAGGACAAAGAGGGTTTTTGATGAGCTTGAGTCGAATGTGGCTAGGTTGCAAAGTCACAGACTTGAGAATATCCCGACTGAATTAGTAGGCAAGATTGGAGCCGTTGGGGCTTTTATTGCCGATGCTTTTTCGAGGGAGTCTTATCAAACAGAGACGAAAAAGAATGGAAACAAGTCGGAGTTAAAACTCACTTCTACTGTTTCTAAGGACGTAAGATCTTTCTTACACTATTTGATCGGGAAACAAGGACAGAATCGTCATCTGATTTCTGATCCGACATTGTTTGTACCGCTTGAGTTAGTGTTGGAAACAGATTGGAAGGTGACAAAATTTTTGTCTGTTGATGATGCTAAAATGGACATTTTGAAACCTGCAATCGATAAGATCCAGCTCGAGGAAGCTGAGAAGCTCGAGAGTTTGAAGAAGAGCGAAGCTTTCAATAGATCCATAACAACAATCGCCAAGTGGATCGAGTCACATCCGACAGGGGAACTCCCGAAAGGATTGGGTGAAGTTGCAGCACTTATACCCGAAACTAAGGACATTCAGCTGCTTGTACCGAGAGAGGAAACTTCCGATAAGGTAGTCAATAAGTACGCTAGCGAAATCACAGAAGCTATACAGTACTTTGAGACAGAGATGGATACCAATGATAGGAAGTTGAAGTCTATTGGCGAACATTGCCAGTGGTCCAATAAGAGCACTGCTACGATCTGGGCCGGTGATGATTCTAGACGAGTGTACTTACCCCAAGCGAACAAATGGGTTGGTCCTCATACCATCGCTAGAGTGGGTCCGATGTGTCAATATGAACGAGGACTTACGAAAGATGGTTATGTACCTATGCTTTGGGAGGGAGATACTTTGTTCGTTGATGAACAGTGTCGAAGAAATTTATTGCGTTACTCCGCGATATTTTTCGATAAGTCTTGCGAATTCGCTGCTGGTTTAAGGCTGATTCCAGCACTGAAAGAAGCATTGACGAGAGAGGCTAAGTTCGTGCGTAAGTTGGTCGATGGTGTCGCGGGATGCGGCAAGACAACGAAGATCTTAGCCGAAGGGAAGCTCAGCGGGGATAACCCGGACTTGTTCCTGACTAGCAACAAGAGTTCCGCGATGGAACTTCGAGAGAAGCTGGTGGGATCGCAATTGGTCAAGTCACAACGGGTTAGAACTGTTGATTCATTTTTGATGAATGGGGCCAAGAAGTTAACTACGAAAAGGTTGATCTTCGATGAGTGCTTCCTTCAGCACGCTGGTTGTGTTTATGCAGCGGCAACACTTGCAGAAGCCGAGGAACTTGTCATGTTCGGCGATACACAACAGATCCCATTTGTTTCCCGAATTCCACATCTCCGACTTAGAAATTCTAAGGTTGGAGCGGACGAAAAGCGTGAGTTTAATATGACTTACCGAAGTCCAGCCGATGCCACTTTTGCACTTTCTAAGTGGTTCTATCGGAAGAACGTCCGAACTGCCAACAGGAAAATACGAAGTCTTAGATTGAAACCGATTGTTTCTATTAATCAGGTAGAAACAGGTTATGATCTGTACCTAACCCACACTCAAGCGGAGAAGCATACACTCATCGCGACAGGGAGGTTTGATAAGACGAAAGTATTTACTAGCGCCGAAGCTCAAGGCAAAACTGTTGGTAAGGTAGCTTTTGTTCGATTGACCAGGACATCCATGAGTTTGTACTCTGGAAAGGACCCGTTGATGGGACCGTGTCATGGTTTAGTCGCTTTGTCTAGGCACACGAATAGTTTTGATTACTATACAGTGGCCGATACGGACGGTGACGACATAATCGCGAAGGCGATAAGAGATGTTGGTAACGAATCAGACGAAAAAGTCTGGAGTTACATTCACAGTGATTTTTCTCTGTGATTTGAAGTGCTAGGTTTTTAGTTGACCAGAAAACCGAATACCACCGAATAGGTGATGTACCCTTTCCCCGTTAGGGAGGTGTGGGTAGTGTGACAAAGGAAATGCGTTCCCATTTCCGTTGATCTTGTCTC